TGTGTATTTTTTCAGTTAAGTTTGGAGTGTATTGAGTCGTACTTGTACTAGTTTCTACTTTGAGTATACCTATTTCACATAGTGTGCCACCGCTTGTAGAGACGCTGTATGCGTGTTCGCCTTCAAGAAGTGTAGCAGTAGTACCTTCTACGAATAAAAATTGATTATATCGCTCTTTATGAATCGATACATCTGTCAAAGTTTTAGTGACGATTGTGTTTGTTGTGCGATGCGTAAAAGTAAATACATATGAAGACGCACTTGCTTTTTCAGTGAGAGTCAAATACCAATACTTCGTTTGTAGTTTGTTAATTGTGAGCATCGTAAGTAAATAGCAAGAGAAAAAGAATGTAACAAAAAAGAGCGACTCGAAAGTCGCTCTCTTCTTAAACAGATATGAAATTCAAATATACTAAATTCCAAGAGTAGTCACAACACTAGACGCAAGTTTAAATGGCGCTTCTGCTTCCATAGCAGTCAAAGTCACTTCGTAACCTGTAGAATCGCCCATTGCAGTTCCTGTGTTTGAGACCATTGCAGTAACATCGCATCCATATTCTTTACCTAGCAACCAATACTCATCGTTGTTTGTCTTTACGATAGCATAGCAACGACCTTGAGCAAGAAGTTTCATCTCGTTTCTCTTAGTAGTAGCAAGTCTACGCAACTTGAAAGCAACATCGGCTTGATTGAAAGATGTACCATTCTCGACACTCACATTTGTAGTATTTGTCAAAGAAGCAGTACCTTTAGGTAGTTCGTATGTGTAAACATCACCACTCACAACGGTTGTAGCAGTAATTTCGCCACTAACTGCGGTGAACTTTGAAGTCACCCAACTGATTAGGTGGATGCTCTTTACTCCTCCTACTGCTTCTTTGCAGTCGAGAGTGAATCCTGAAGTTAATAAACAAGGCATCCTATATCAAATTAAAGGGTGAAATAAACTACTTCAGCAGGATAAGCAACTTGAACACCATACTTGAAAGTAGTCATGAAACGAACTTCATCGTTGTCTTCAGAGTACCACAATTTGTATGATTCTTCTTCATTTGCTAAGTCAGTACCTACAAAGAAGTTTGACAAAGAACCCATGAATAATTTGTTTGTTCCGTTCAAACCACCAACAGCAATTAACTTTACATTAGTACCGGGATAAACCAACTCCATAGTTTGAGGAGCATCAGCAACATAATGAAACAAATTGGCGTTCTTCAAGTTTACCAACATCAATTTAAATGCGTCGATACCCAAGAAACAAACTAAGTCAGTCATAGAAGCAACACGAGAAGGCAACGCACCATACATTTGGTCGATGATATCGTCGATATTTGCGTTTGTAACGCTTGAGAAAGTAGTAGGGTTTGCGTTTCCAAGAGTTGGAGAAGCGGCGGCGATAATTTTACTGAAACCATCAAAGCGATTGATGTTAGGGTTACCTGAAGCAGTATCACCTTGCCACATAGCAATCTCGATATTTTCAGCGATAACGGCAGATTTCTCAGCACCAATTTGCTCTTCAAAAGGCAACATAGTAGGAGAACCTGCCATGATTTGAGTTTGCATCCACTTTGCTTCAAGAGTTTTAGGACACAAAGTTTCAGCAACTTTTACAGCACCAACGGTGATTACACGCTGAGTGAAAGTAGTAGCACCACTAGGAGTGTAGCCACATCCGTCTGCTTGAAAGTAAACGGTAGAGTTTAACAAGTTCAAAGCAGAAGCAGATTTTACACCTACTTGTACTTGACCTGCAGTTTGCAAAGTTGAAGCGGTTTTTGAACCGAACAACGCTTTAACCAATAAGTCAGTAGACTGCTCGTTGGTGTAGTTCGCTAGAGAGGAGACAACGAATGACATAGTTTTTTTATTTTATTTTTTTAGTGAGTTTGCGAATTTTTTCAAGTTCTCGAATTGAGTCTCTTGTTTTGTTGGAGTGTGTGGTTTTTTGGTTGGCTCGTCAGAAGGCAAGTCAATCATCTTTTCACACAAGTCAACTACTTTGCTCATTGCTTCTTTGTGAGATGCTCTCTCTACAATAAGACTTTCTATTGCTTTGTTTAAATCAGCAATTTTAATTTCTAAAGTTTCTACTACTTCATTGAATCTAGAAATAGTTGCAAACTCTTCCATCTCTGTAGGATTTGGATTTGCTACGGTTTCAGTTTCAGCAGGTTCTACGATTTCAGTAACTACACCACCACTAGTAGTGATAAGAGTTCCGTCTTCTAGTTCGTGAGTCGCATCAGGTGCAGAAATATCTCCGTCAGCAGTTTGTACCATGATAGCAGTACCTATTGCTAGATCGCCTTCCCATGAAATAATTGTTCCGTCAGTTAAAGTCGCAGTTGCGAACTCTACTTTTGTTTCTTCATCAAATCCCAATAATACTCGGACTTGTTTCAAAGTGTCTTTTGCGTTCATCATAATTGAATATATATTTTTTGTTAGTGTTGCAATTTTACTTTCCATCCCATTGAGACAAGACTCTCTTGAGTTCTTCGATGACTTTCAAATCTTCGCTTAATTCAGAGACAAAGTCAAAGACACCTTCGACAGAGAAACCTTTGAACTCGCCTGACTTTACTCGTTGCCAAACATCTTCGTTGTCGATGAGATAAGAGACAAACCATGAGCCGTCTGCTACATCTTCATATCCTTTTGGTGGCATCACACCACGCTCTCTATCTACTAGATAAGACTCGAATAATGATACACCATCATTGATAGGCGTTTCATGATGTTGATTGACTGCGTCATACTTATTGCTTCTCGCCCATTTCTTCGCAATCTTGAAGATAGACTCTTTGTCAAATACTACATAGTACTCGCCACGAACTGCGTCTCTACGATAGATAGGCATATCTGCAATCATAGCAACACCACTTACGATGCGCTTCTCTTCATCTTGAATTGCGAAGTTCATGCGAAACTTTTCACCAATAGACGCTAGTGCTTTCACTACATCAGGATTGTTGTCAAAGTGCTTAGAGATACCTAGTTCTTTTACTTTAGCAATTTTTGCTTCGTTTGAACCTGTTGCAAATATATGGTCTTGAGCGATATCAATCTTGATATTGTCTTTTGAATCACGAGCAGAGATGATGTAAACTTCGTCACCTTTAGTGATTGAGTCAATTATCATCTGTTTGCCTTTGGCTGTTGAACCTACGCCATCCCAATCGTACGAGATTTTTGCAAACTTTGAAGCATCCCACATTGAAGCACAGATTGCGACTGCTTGTTCGCTGTCTTTACCTTCATCTATAACAAACTTAATACATCTAGACATGAACTCGTCTTGAGTTTCGTTGCTATTTGGTTGTACAAATTGTTGATTAAACGCTTGAAAGTCACGCTCAACTGCAGGAGATTCTACAAGCGATACAAAGTCGATGCCTGTTTCATCGTCAAATTCGTTGATGTCTAGTCGATAGATAGGTAAGTTCATCTTATAAAAATAGCGTTATTTGACTACTGATACTTTTTGCAAGTCATTCACTCGATTCTGCGTTCGTGTGATATCGCCTTCTGTGACATATACTCGATTCTGATTTGTCAAGTTGTTACCACCATTTTGTAGAGTTGATGATGTCGTACGAGGTGCGCCCATTTGTGGCACTCCTGCGCCACTTGATTGACTAGGTGCGCTAGTTGCGTTGAACTTTGTCTTTTGAATTTTAGCAAGTTGAGCAACACCAAACAAAGCGGCCGCAGTTGCTTGAACATAAGGATATGCAGGAAAAGCGGCGGTAATTGGTGACTTTTGCGCTGTTGTATAAGCGCCTTGAACACCCTCAATAGTACTTAATACGGTAGAAGCATATCTCATTGCTTTGCCTATTTCAAACGCTCTACGCTGTGATTCTTCATCTTTACCTGCGAATGCGTCAGCGAGTTCTGTAATTGTATTAAAGTATGCAATAGTAGAAGCAATAAGTTCGCTATGATTGACTTTTGCAAATAGAGTCAATTTCTCTTGATTTGAGTATTGCTTTTGATAAGCAAGTTCTTCGAGAGTAGCCTGAGAAGTAATTCTTCTTTTTACATCCTCTTCATTGAGTTTTTGTGCTTGATATAGTTTCTTAGTACGAATACCATACAACTCTAGAATCATTGCGTTCTCTCGCTCTTTCTCACTCTTGACATCTCGCAATCTTTTTTCTTCTGCAGTTTTTCTATCTTCTGCAAGTTTATCGGCTATTGCTTTTTTCTTGGCTTGGTCTTGTTCTTCTATTTTTGTAATTGCGTTACGAGTTCTTATTTCATCATTAGTAAGTTGTTCAAGTCTTAATTGAGCAGTATTAAATGCTGTTCTTAATCTAGCCTCTTCTTCTTTGCCATGTCCTACACCTGACAACGCTCTACTTTGCGCAATTACTTTTAAGCGTTCTTGTATCTTTGCTTGTTGTTCGTATAAGCGATTTGTTTCACTTTCGATATCTAGTAACTCTGATTTCTTACCTGCTAACTCGCCATAAAGAAGTATCTCTCTTTCACGATTTAGGTCTTTCATACTTTTATTGTATTTGTCTTGCTCTGCTTTTGCTTTTTTAGTTTCTTCAGATACGCCCATAATAGCGTATTTGATTTCGTCCCAATATGCAACGATAGAACCAAGAGCAATCACAAGTAAGCCTATGCCTGTTGAGCCAATACCCGCTTTGATTGCGGCAAACGCCTTCTTTGCGCCGTCTACTACGCTACTGAAAATTGCTGTAAATTGTTGTTGTATTTTTCCAAGTCCTTCTAGTCCGTCAGCAAGAGCCATCGCACCTTGCAGTTTGACCATCGTCTTTTGCAAGTCTTCTGACTCAGAGCCAAAGAGTGCCATCGCACCTTGGGCGGCCTGAAAGCCACGAGCGACACCTTGAACTACCGTTTGAACTTGTGCAAACTTGTCAGGATTTACCGCTTTTACCCTATCGTTGAAGTCTTCGATTCTGTCTCTAAGAAGTGCGACTTTCTTCTCTGCTTCTACTGCTTGAGGCGAGAATGCACCAAACTCTTTGACTGCGTTTTGCGCTTCGAGTGTAAGTTGACGAAGTTCGCCTTTAAAGCCTTTGACATTTGATTTGACTTCTAGTTCTACCGTTGATTTGATTGCCATTATTTTTGTGCTATTATGAAGTAGTCTACGCCATCTGTTTCAAAGATGTGCGATGCCCATTGTAAAATCATTGTATGTGTATCTCCTCCGTCTATCTTTGCCGTTCCTGTCGTAGCAACTATCACAGAATTTGCGGAAGTTATTTTTTTAATTGCAAATTGTTTACCACTTAAACCGGCTGGATCAGGTAAGGTAATTGTCTTGCTTCCGCTTGTGGTATCAACCAAAAACAATCTATCGTCTTTTGTTGCCGTTGTGTTTGCAGTTACCGTCTTGACTGCACCCCCACTCAAGAAATTTGGATAAGACTCATAGTTGCCTATGTATAGTGTGTCAGGCTTTGTCACTTCAAAGTCATTGCATAGTAGAGCAACACTTCCGTCTGTGCCATTTGGAAAGATAGTATCTACACAACCTAGAGCAGAGTTATTTGACGCTTCGCTTGACTGCGAGATGTTTTGCCCTACGAATACACCATTGCCACTTGTTTGAGCGCCACCAACATTGACGCCTTTTATGCCAGGCTTGATAGGGTTTGAGCCTGATGGATAGATGTCTCCGTATATTTCGCCTTCATTGCCTTGCGCGGTACCTACGCCTATCTTCTTTTGTATAATCGTTGCAGGTGCTACAAATTGAGCAAGAAGAAACTCACATAGGTACACTCCGTCTGCTACCGGATTGTAGTCTTCTATTTTGTTAAGACGCCAATACTGATTCTCGAAGAAGAACGCATTGCTGAAGCGTAGAGTGAAGTAGTCAAGAGGAGTGATACGAAAGTATGCTCGAATGATTTTAGAGTTCTTAGAAGTCACTTCTGTAAGGAATCGAAAATAGTAGTTATTTACTAGATTCGAGTTCGTGTACTTGTAACCTGCGCCAACGCCTATTTCTTTGGGCATACCAAATAGTATGTCGTATGTAGGATTTGACAAAGAGTCATAGTGAAGCGTCAAAGGCAAAGATGTTTGATTCGTATAACCTGTGTTTGCTAAGTTAAAGAATGCAAAAAGTTTCCATGATACGCCTGTTTGTAGACCTGCGTAGTAAAATATGCGCAAGTCACCATCTTTTTGAGACTCAATACTAGACAAAACAAAGTTCTTTTGAGCGTTTTCGTACGACTTTACTTGCGTAGGCGAGAACACTATGTCGATTTTCTTCTCAGTTTTGACAAATTGATTGTCTATTTCGTATGTACGAGAGCCATAAGTCGATTGATATTTCTCTTGATAGTACTTATTCTCGTCATCATTTGCTTCTTTGTACGCGAACTTGTAAGGATTCGCATCAAGTTCACCCATTGGTACTAGTTCAACAGGTTGAGAGTAGTCTAGTTTTGTAGTCCAATCGACTTGAACGCCATTGTAGAAGTCATCACGAGGCACACATCTCAACTTTTTTGGGTTGTCTTTGTCTGCTTCTATGTACAAATTGAACATCTTGACGAACGACATCAACATCTCGCTTTGCTTGAGTTCACTATTCAAGAATACTGAGAAGTCTACCGTTTCACCATAGCCAAAAGTAAAAGCGTGACAATCATTCTCAACGCTTGAGTTCGCTAGTAAACTAAGAGAGAATTGACTATTGACGAGCGTTGTGTTGTTGAGAGAATCGTATACTTGAGAAAGTTTGAAAGTGACACTATCGCTTATCTTCGCTTGTGACAAAGTCAAGTGAATGTCTTGCGTTGTCGGTGCGCCAAATGTTTGTTGAAAAGTCGTAGTCTTGACAAGTGAATTGTTGACATACATACCTATCGCAATAGTAAATTCGCTCGGCAAGTACAAAGGTGAATAAGCGCCCAAGTTGCATTGTAAGTCAAGCGTCAAGTCAAAGACATAATCACCTGCGACAGGCACTACATAAGCACCTGTAGAAGTGTTGTAATTGTTGCCGTTGTCAAAGTTGCCACTAGTAGAGTCGTTGTTGAAGATTAAAGGCGTACCAATCGTCAAGTTCTGAGTAGTCGTTCTTGTTGCTCTATATCTTCGTTGTTCTAGAATGTCAGCGTCTACCGTTAGACCATTTGGTGGTGGTATGACTAATCGTTTGAATCTGTCTGTATTAAAGAACGAATCGCTTGTATAAGTATATCCGTTGTTGTCGAACATCTTGTCTACAATTGTCTTTGCGTAGAGACAAGGCGTCATCCATGCGACTTCGTATTGAGTGATGTTGCGAATGTTCGAGTAACCTTTGTCAAACATTGCGTACACATAGCCTGAGCCATATGCAAACGCTTGACTTGAGCCGTTCTTTGTGATTGATGTTGCCCATGAGTCAACGACTGCGCCACTAGAGAGAGTGTGATTGTACTCGCTAAATCGTAGAGCGTTGAGTTTAGTATCTGCAAGTGATGTGAACAAGTCAGCAACTTGACCATGAAGAGATACTTCATAAGTGATATGAGTCGAGTCGTCTATCTTAATTGTGTTAAGACGCAAGAAGCCACGAAGTTGTTCGATAGTGTCTGTGAAGACTATGCAGTTCGCTTTGAGATTAGGGTTGAAGTCATACTCAAATTGAGTAGTGCTTGAGATGTTTTGCTCTACTTCAAATAGATGTGAGAAGATGATGTTGTTCGCACGAGTACCCGGCAAACTGATAGTCTTGGTCCATTCACTTTGTCTTGTGTCAGGCTGTCGTATGTCTGCGATTGCTCTAGTTATTAAAACATCGATATTGTCATACAAATCTAGTTTTCTATTGACCCATGTGCCACCTAGCGCCTCTTCTTTTGAGATACGACATTCGTCGCCTTCTCGAATAGAATCGTTTGTACGATTTAGATATGAGCCTTCAATCTGTTCTAGCAGTGAAGACGGAATCGATACATATAGTTCTATCATTGTCTTTGACGCTTATTTTCAAACGAGTACACGACATCGAACTCTATATTGAATACTTTGTCTTGTACATGACGCTTGACTTCGTATGCGTTTGTGTCTACATTGACAGCGACTAGAGTGACACCATCGTACATAAATACGACAGGTGATTCTATTAAGTCACGAAGCCACTCACTTTGTTGTTCTGTTATCCAATTTGAAAATAATTTAACCCTATGAGTTGAAATTGTGTCGTAATTTTTTGACTTAAAAGATGATGTTTGATAAGCATAAGTAGCGCCTAGCGTATACGGATTCGATGTATACTGCTTTCGCTCGATAGCGTAGTTGTCTCTTCGTACTTTGTCAAAGCGAAAAGAGTCAAAGCCACCTAGTGAGTTTAGAAAGAAGATGTCTGTCGTCTCGTACTTAGAACACTCATCAAATAGAGTGATGCGATATGTCTCGCTGAGTATAGTCGCACCAACTTTGAGAACGATGTCGTAGTATGTAGCGCCTGAAGGTATCGTCAACTGAGAGCCACAAGGTATGCGAACGACTTTGCTCGATGGCAGTGCAATCGTTTGCGTGGTGCTATCGCTATAAGTTACTACTGCGCTTGTTGCTGTGTTGCGAATAGCGTAAAGCCAATCTTTTTGAGTGCGTGATATTGTCTTCGAGCGAATAGGTGTCAAGAACTTGCCACTACCGCTCATTGTGTATTGACTTGAATAAGACACTAAGTCAATAGGATTAAGCGATGCGTTCCACACGCTACCTGTTGCGCTCGTCAAGTTTAAGTACTCAGTGATTGTGCCTGTCGGTGAAGTCGAGAACTCATAGCCAAACTCAACAGAGTAGTCTTTGATAGAGTTCGTGCATCCACTTGCAGAAGTGTCATTGAGATTGAAGTCATACGATACATAGTTTTCTAGAATACGACCTATGTTAAAGACACCTTTATTTGTAGAACCAAAGTAGATAGGTGTTTTTAGTTTAGCGATAGAAGCGCTATTGACTTTGACATCGCCTATGAACTTGAAATTGTCTTTCGTGTAGATTGCACCACTAGACTCAGTGATGACAAAGTTTGTGTCGTTGTACGCAGGTTGATATGCGTTCGGTTGTTGTGTGATAGAGAGAGCCACATAATAAAATAGCGAAGCAAGACTCTCGTCTCAAAATGAAGAGAAAGACCTTGTGAGTCTCTCTCGTTCTTTCTTAGTACAATTTTGAAAGGTCAACTCTGCACTGATAAATTTCATGTTTGCAGTTGTTCGCTTTTGCTACTCTCAATCTTGCTTCAAGTTCTAAAATTTTAACTTGCTTTTTTGTCAAAGGCTTTGCAGTTGTTGGCAAGTTTGTGTCAACATCTAATCTGATGTGAGACTTGATTACTTGACCAATCACATCTACTTGCTTAATAGAGATGAAGTAAATTTTGCTATCTCTAAGTACTTCAAATTTTTGATTAAAGTTGTAGTGCTTATCTGTTGTAGTTTCTACTTCTCTCACGATATCAGTTGACAAAGTCAATTTTGCTACTACTGCGTTTACTTCTTCGTTTTTCATATTTGTTTGTATCATGATTCAAAAGTAGCACTTTACTTCATATATGCAAGACATTCTACAAATTTATTTTCTATTTATTTGTTTTTATGACAATTCAATGACAATACTCTGTCACAATTATTTGAATTAATGTGACTTAAATGTATCAAACTATGTGCAATTTGTGCAATTTATGACTCGTTATATGTCAAAACATACACGAATGATGCAAAAAGACGACATAAGAATTGGCAAAATTCATGCACTATGAAAACTATAAATCGACATTATTCTCAAAAAGTGTCAATCTTTAGTAACAAATAAGCGCTACAATTTGTTACAGCATCTCGTTCAAGCACGCTGTAACATAAGAGTTGAATCCTTTTGCGCTTGCGTTCTCAAGTCGTTTGTTGCGTTCGCTTGTCTTTGCTTTGTAGAAAGCGATAGTGTTGAAGAACTCGATGAGCGACATATCTAGATAGAACTGCCATTGTGTGCGATTGCCACGAGACATAGCGTCTATGAGATTGAGCCACGAGAAAGGACTTATGTCGTCTCTAGTTTCGACATCTCCTGCTTCAAATAAGACAGGATAGCGTTCAACAATAGAGGATAGACTGCCAAAGAAAAAACTGCATAAGAGTAAGCGATGTCACATCTCAACGACTTGAAGTCTTCGCATCGTTGTTCAAAGTCTTGTGCTATCTTGCCTTTCGATATCTTGACTTTTCGATTGAAGATGTCGACTCTGTACGATAGCATCGCTAGAATCTTGTGCAAGTTCTCAATAATGTTCTCTGCATTGATTTGTTGCAACTCTATGAAGTGGTGAGCATTCATCTCTTGAGCGTTTGATATGAGTTTGTATCGTTTACCAAGATGCTTGAACTTAAACTTGACTTTCGATGATGGTAGTTCGTTTAAGAAAGCGAGTCTTTCAAATCGCTTGAGTAAGTCTTCAAGAGTCATCTCTTCTAGAACATCGATATCTTCGTTCGTGATGATTGCGAGAGTGTGTAGTTTCTTCTCGATGCCTTCAAAGTGTTCGATTGAATGCAGTTCTTGAAGTTGTGCTATTGTTATATCTTTCCAATTCATTATGCAAAATAAAATGTTCCTGCTCTATTTCGTTTCTTGCAATCTAAAGCAAGAGCGAGTGACATGACGCAGTCATCATGTAGTCCGCTAGGTGCTGTGTATCTTACACCCGTACGAGTATACTCAAACTCAAATGACTCCATTTCGTACCCGATAGGGTTCTCAGGAAAGCGTATCTCTTGTCTTTGTACTTCAAGAACTAAGCCTTCGATAAGTTGTTGCTTTGATTGTGTTGTGAACTTAAAGCCTTGCGCTCGTGTGCAAACTCTTTGAATCTGCTCGACTATTGGATCGCCCACACCTGTCGAGTCTATAAACGATGGCGTGTTTTGTATCAAGCGTATAATCTTTGATTGAGTTTGACCCCAATCTGCTTGAAAGCGTTCGCAATATGCTACTTCGTTGTTTGCGTTTAGTCCTATTATGACCGTATAATCTGAGTATTTTGCTAAGTCGATACCATACGCTACTACTTGCGATTGAACTACTTCTTGATAACACGCTTGAATGTTAGTGACACCAAAAGGATTCGACTTGTCGTCTTGTGGTTCTGCTAGATACAACTCATTGAACACATGAAGAGGCAAGTCTCTCTTCGCTTGCTCTATCTCTTCTAGTTGAAGTATGCCTTCGTTGACTGCATCGTAAGCAGTTATCTTGAAGTACTCGTAGTCTTGCTCACCTAGTTTTGCTCGTTCACCTAGTTTATAGAACCAATTCTTTTTGCCTTTGACATTACCAATCAACTTGCATTTGCCTTGTGTTGCTGTAAGCGTAGAACGAAGAGCGTACCACGATTCTTCTCTTGCTCGTGATGCTTCGTCAAAGACCGCGGCATAAACATCGTCACCATACAAGTTGTCAGGCTTCTCTGCGCTCTTGAACTCAATTCTTGCACCTGTTGGTAAAGTGAGCGTCAACTTGCTCTCGTTAGATACGAAGAAAGACCTATCTGTGACTTGTGTCTTCATTCTACGAAAAGCGATTTCTGCTTGTTGATATACAGGTGCAACCCACCACACACTCTGATTCTCTTTGAGAGCGAGTGCTTGTTCAAACAACCAAATGATATGCGATGCCGTCTTACCTGTTTTAGTAGACGCACTCGTAATAGTATATCTTGCTTTTGAGTTCAAGATATTCGTTTGATATGTCGTGAGTTTTGGCCTCGTATATTCTATTTGCACAAACTTTCGTAGAGTTTAAGTCTTGAGATGTTCCATAGTTTGATGTCGTGAAACTTTCGACAATATAGCGCATTCATTTCGCCTAGATGAGTAGTGTTTTGAATTGCTTGCTTGATTGACTCGTACCATTCGTCAGGCTTTGCAAATACGACACCGCCATTGTCTATGTGATTCGTGTAAGGTTCTACTGCGCTCACTACGACAGGTACTTCATACGCACTCGCTTCTACAATTTTAAGTTCACTCTTGCACGAATTGAACGATGTCGCTGTAAGCGGTGCAACAACTAAGTCAAAGTGTTTGTATACTTCACCATATGCGCTAGCATTTGTACCTCGCACGACATGAAACCAATCACCTTTGAACATCGACACGATTTGATTCCAAATGTCGTTGTCAGTATATCCACATAGATAGAAGTCAGCGATGCCTTCTTCACCTATGCGAGTGATTGCATCTACGATAAGTTTCAAGTCTTCGTGATGCGTAATGCCACCTACCCAACCTATCTTGAATTTCTCGTTTGCTAGTCTTGAGTGTTTCCATTGCTCGTGTTCGTAGTCTAGACAATTAGGTATGACTACTACATTCTTATTAAACTCTTTGACTTTCTTCGCAAGTTGTGGTGTCGTACAAGTCACAGCGTCAGCATAGTAGATAGCGTCTTTGATTGCGCTCTTGATGCCTTGACGATACGCCCAATAAGCAGGGTTGTACTTAGGCAACACCCAATAGTCATCGACATCAATCACATAAGGAGTTTTTGCTTTTGCAATCTTCTTCAAGATATCGTAGTGATAAGGACCTAGCCAACGATTAAACATAATCAAGTCATAGTCTTCAAAGCGCACTTCTTTGAGCATCGTCTCGCTATCTTGTGCGATGTCGATTGTAGCGTGACCATCAAGTTGTAAGCGCATAAGAGGCGTGTATACTCTGTGATATATCACGCCATTCATTCCGTCTGCTAGTGCTAGTATTCTCATTCGTTAGGTGGTATTGGTATCGGCATCCAAAATTGAACTTCGATAAGTCTATTTGTGTACTCATCAATCCACAACTCATCGATGTATCTTGCAAGAGTTGTGATGTTGCTCGTACTTATGACAAGTTTCAATTCATCGTCTTGAGGTGGTAGAACATCTTCACCTCGCCATGTCTTTCTCATTTTGCTTTAGGCACTGATATAGAGTGAGTCGCTTTTGATTTCTCGTGCGGTGCTTTCATGCGATTGCAGTTGATACGAACATCGCCATATTGATTGACGATGAGTTCACCGCTTTCGATAGCGTCATTAAGTTTCTTGATGTTGATTGAGAGATTGATTCCATACTCATTCTCCCATGCGTTTCCGATGTAAGTTGTCATTAGTCTAGTTTTAGTGTGATTCTGATTGGTTCTTCTGTTCTGATTGTAGTCTCTACTTCTTCCTTTGGTTTGCCATGCACTCTCGTCAACAATGTCTCTAGTGAATACAGAGAGTTCTTGTCGTGTGATTTAAGTAAAGCACCTGCAACGATGCGCTCAAGTATCGTGTAGTCGTTTGACTTGTCGATTGCTGTGAGTTCTTCTCGTGACATTGCGACCATGTTCATCAATGTTTGATTGATATCGTCTTTTGAGTAGCCTAACCCTTTGAGTTGAGTGACTAATTTCTTAGGTCTACCTGTTGGATTTGACACTTCACCTTTCTTAAAAGGTTGTAAGTTGGCAAGTTGTTTTTCTGTTGGCATCTTTTCTTTGTTATCTCATTATTTCTGACGCATCTCAAGTGCTTTGCGATGCTTGTCTTTTAGCATTTCTTTGAATCGTTTTTGGTCACCAAATTTAGTATGACACTCTCTACACAGCGCTTGAAGATTTGTGATGATGTCTGCGTCATTTGACCCACCCATTCCACGAGACTCGATGTGATGAATGTCGACGGCTTTTGTTGCACATACTTCGCAAGGAATAAAGTCAGTTGTGTCATATTGAAAATAGTCTAGATATATTTTGGTATGCTTCTTCAAAGTATCAACCCCTCCTCGTTTAGTGATTCACGCAAGAAGTCACGCATTTTGATGAGTGCTTCCACAACTTCTTCAGGTGTATCATCCGATGCGTACTTTGTGCGTGCTCTTAATTCATTATCAAGTTCACATATTACGCACTTCCACTTCCAACCGTTAGCCGCATCTTCAAACTGCTGACGTTCTTCGTCTAGGTTAAATTCAAGGATTGCTTTCATTGTGTGGTGGTATTAAGTTTGATATTGCCCATTTTGTTAATTCTATTGCCCGTTTATAACCTTCCGCATAACCATCGTCATAACTCATTTCCTTTTGTTCCTTCTCCACTTCTTTGAACTTTTCAATCACTTCGTCTGAAATTTGTGCGGTATCTCCGTAGTTTCCGCATTCAATTACAAATTGCTCAATTAGTGTTGGTTTATCTTTTTCCATTAGTTCTTTTAATTTTTCTTTACGCTCCTTTCTTAGTTGCTCTCGGTTTTCAATACGCCATTTGTTTCTTGCTATTGCATCCGATTGCTCTGCGTTTTCAAGAAGTTCTCTTACCTTGTCATTCATTGCTCACCTCCTCCGTAGGTTTCAATTGATTTTAGTAAATTTGATAGATGCTCATTGTGAATACGAGTACCTAAATGGCTTAAACATCTATACACATCTGCCATTATATTTGGTCTATGTGCATAATCGTATCGTATTGAAACTCCCAATGATAATACATTTATTGTTCCACCATTTACCACTACATTTTCAACTCCGTTTAATCTCAATTCTTCGGCTATTGATTCCATATAGTCAACTGCCGTTTGTTGTTTATTGTTTGTCATTGCTCACCTCCTTGTATTTTATTACGCATCCAAATTGCACCACCCAAGTATGCTAAATCATAAGGATCAAATTCATCTACATCAAATTCTTTCCTTAACTCCTCGTCACTTGGTAGTTCGAGTGGTGTAAGCGCTAAAAGTATTACATCAATATCAATAGAACCATGTTCTAAAACATATTTTAGCAATTGTTCTTCTGTGTATAGTTTCATTTGTTACCTCCGTATGTTTCGTTGTAGTATTGTCCAAAAGCATCTTTAGATTCTAAATCATTTAAACCTTTCATTTTTTCAATTCCATAGTCAAGTGCGGCTATCCAAGTTTGTTCATGTTGTTGCTTATCACTTGGTAGTTGGATATTTTCTTTAC